TCCTAGTCCTGTAAATACTCTATTCTGAAAATATTCAAGGTATGGTCTTGCTTCTATATGTTTGCCTTGCGAACCAATATATTTAATTTGATGTCTAAAATCTGTTGCAATTCCACCATCTTGGACCATTCTCTCCATGTCACGTTTAGCTTGATCTAGTTCTGACATACCTTCAACGTGATCAATCATACCTGGCTTCTCTACGGTATAATGAATAAGTGGGAAAAGATCTCTATAAATAAGTAGTTCTATATCCTCTTCTATTTTTCTTAATGTTTTAATATCATCAATTACTGGTAAGACTTCAGGAGTGCCATATGTCATTCCATCTTCATGCCAAAGCTTAAAGTGTACAACATCTTCTGGTTCAAATTCTACAATTATACCCCTTCTATTTACATACATCCATTTTACTAATTCAAGTCTGTGCTTAATTTGTCCATCATTTGTGAACTTTACGAATTTATATCTAGGCTTTAGTGATGTTGGATGTACTAAGAAAAGACCATTAATTGGTTTAATTTCTTTACCATCTTTTTCATATGAAGACGCATATTGGAAATTTGCATCTCTTGTTTTTATTAGATATGCATTACTGCAAACAATTAAGTAAAATGCTAGTTTTTCTATAATTTGCTTTATGGATACTGAAGTTTGAAGCTCCATAAGAGAAAATCTTGCATCAAAATATTCTTTTACTTTATCATCATCACTATGTATTGAATACCCACTCTTAGTTACTAGTCCTAATTTCTTTTGTGTGGCTTTTAAGAAAAAAGATTCAAACTTTAATAGTTTAAATATCTCATTTAGATCAAACTCGCCTTCTGACCAGTAGCCTTGTAATTGATTTATCGACTCAAAGTATCTTGGAACTGGATCTTTTACTTTAGATATATTTTTAGATACTTTAGACTTTAGTATTGATGATGGCTGTTTATTGTCAGAGTCCAATATGTTTAATGTTTTACTTGGGATTAAACTTCCTAAATTATTAATCATTAATAAACTCCACTTTCAATCTTATATGTATATACTATATTTATTCCTGGGACATTTTGATTAGCAAATACTGTATATGCACTACCTAATGATGCTAAGAACTCTGGTGATAATGCTATATCTCGTATCTGACTAGGTGCATCTTTAAACATATCTGGCATCATTACACAGAATCCGTCTTGTGTTTGTAACACACAAGTATTTGGATTGTTTGTCATTGTTTGAAATGTTGATACTAAATCATCTAAAGTTTTGCCTTGTGGTGTTTGATCTAATGGTAATATATTAGCAGGTTCATTTGTTTCATTTATTATTTGACCATTATTAATTGCATCAGTTATATCTTGTATTTCTGGAGATGGATTTTGGTTACATGGTGAAATACCACAAGATAATGCTAATTCTGGGAATTTCTTTAATATTAACTGTAATGCCTTTAGCATTGCTAAAAGTTCTTGTATCTCTTTAAAATACCAGCCAAATGTTTTCCACTTTATTCCAAATCCATTCATATCACCTAGCATCATTTTAATCTGTGCCAATAGAAATGCTTTTATTGATTTAAGTGCATTTATTATTCTATTAATAAACTTAGATGCCATATTACCTATACATATCTGTGGCATCATTTTCTTTAAAGATTTTTCAATATCTTTAACTATCTTTGTTAAGAATTCATCTACTGCTTGTATTACCATTGCTTGGATAATTGCTAATACAGCTTGTGCAAATGTCCAAATAGTACCATTAAAACCTACTGGTATTGTTATTTGCCCTTTTGCTAATATACTTAGTACCATTACTACATTATTCACTATACTTAATACGTCTGGAGGTAATGTTAATGGTATTGCTGGTTTTTTAGTTGTTGAATCTGATGATGTGCCTAATGCTTTATTTAAATTTGTACCCTGAAATTTTGCTGGAAATAAATTTTTTATATTATCTGCTATTGATTTTTCATTGAACAATGGAACTTCAACAGGAGTTTTTGTCATATTTGATATTGCATCTATTGTTGCATTAGCTGTTTTTATACCTTGTCTAATTGCTACTAATGCATCATAAAGCTCTTGTCTTGTTGAGCATGGCAGCAAGCTGATAATTATACAAAATAAAGCACATAGAATTTCTGAGCCTTTAATGTTAAACATCTGACCTAGAAATGTGTCTTTTATTATTTTATCAAACTCGTCTCCAATTTTATATATTGCTTCTATTGTTTCAGTTACTGGAGCAATATATTGCTTTACTTCTTTTGAAGCTACATTTGCTGCATTACCTATAGCTTTTGCTGCATCTGATACTTGTGTACCTGCTGCATTGCCTAATCCGCCATTTATACCTAATGCTGCACCTATATTAAAATTATTACTTTCTTCAACTGTGTTGTTTCCTGAAAATAAGTTACCACCAAATGTTTTTAATGTGTCGCCAATTTGTCCACCGATTTGACTGTTAGCCATTTGATTAATCTGACTTGCGCCAAAAGATGCTGCTTGTCCTATTAATCCTGACACACCATTATAAACATTTACTGCAGATGTTGTTATTGATGTTGATGCTCCTGTTACAGTTTGAGCTGCTGATGTTACATCTTGGCCTAATATAGTATATCTTTTTTTACCATTATCAAGCGCGACAACACCAATTGTATTCTGGCCTATTACTATACCTTGATTATCACTAGTTAATAGTGTACCTACAGAACTAGCTGTTGCATTAGATGCATTTAATCCAGATGTAAAACGTTCCCATGTTGAGGTATATTTAGATGGTAAATTTATAAAACCAGAATTAAGATCTGTTATTCCATTTGTTTGATATGCCATTATTGAGCCTGATCTATGTCTGATATTTCAAGAGGATAAGATTTTAACATATCTAAAATATTATTACATTTAAACTTAGCCATCTGTAAATGCAACCATTGCAATGCCCATTTAGCTTCAGAAGAATCATCATCTTCTAATTTTTCCATATAAAAGTTTAATACTTTTTGTGCATGTATATATTTTAAGTTTAACATATAATCCTATATTAAATAAGGTAATGCAGGAGACATTGCCCATGCTTGAATAGGCTCAAACTCTCTCATAGTTCCATCTAAATCAATACTTTCATCTTCAGAAATATCAGATATTTGTGTTGGAGCTTGAACTGGTCTACAAAGCTTATCTATTTCTGTCCATTGTGGTATTTCTGTTGGACCGGATCCGGGCATAATTGCGGTATATCCAGGTACAGTTGCAGAAGCTATACCATATCCGGATGAATGCTGTGGTGTTTGATGATGTGCATTAAATGCTTTTTCTATCTCATCAAACACATATAACTGAACTTCTTCTCTAGTGGGCCACCACTCTTGGATTAATGGACCTAATAATGCAAAAGCACCTTGAGTCATCATGTTTTGTGTGCTAAGTATTGAAGAGTTATCAGAAACAATTCCCATGCTAGTTAGTGTAGTATTGGTAGCCAATAATGGTAATGTTTCTGCGGTTCCTGCTATATCAATCATTAAATTTTACCCATATATGATGCAGTTAGTGAATCTGCTGCTGTTACTGTATACCACTCAAGCATTAAATTAACACAATCTTGAATTAGTGCAAAGTCAACAGTACCATCTTTTCCACCTAACACAATTATTGAATTTACTAATGATTCCTCTGCTGTAGTATATGATATGTCTTTAAAGTTAGATTTAGCTTGATCTGATAGATAATTAAGTGAGTCCAGTCTATCATTAAAGTCTGCTATTAAATTTAAATGATCACATAATGCTTGAGCAATTGTTTGATCTTGAATGTCATTTGCAGGTTGCTCTACTACATTTCCGCTAATATCATCATTTAGTATGTTAGCAGGCTTCCATTTTTGTTTAAATTTAGCTAGGAAGTCTAACATTAAATTATAGTTCCTTCAGATGAATATGATACATTTATCGAATAATCTCTTAAGGTTAAAAGGTCACCATAAGTATTATTTAGATATATTCTCATTCTTATAGGTATATAAGAGTTATCTGGTAATGATTGGTTTCCTATTGATGGTAGCATTAATGAATGGCTTTTTGAAGACCATACAAGCTCTGACAATTCTTCATAGCCATAGCTAAACCTAACATCCTTAACTGGTAATTGTGATTGTATAGTATAATTAGTTATGCCTGATATTGGTAATGCATTAGACACTGCAGTACCATCATCCCATGAAGTAATGTCAATTTCTGGTGTTAAATTAGAAGGTACAGTTTCAGCACAGTATTCTACATCTACCTTAAATCTAACGCTATTTGTATCAGATACAATTACTTCTTGAGCATTATGGTCATATACTATTGAATGTATTGCAAATGCATCTGTCTGTAATACTGGATCTTTCATACAAGACTTTGGTGCCATTAGAGATATAAACACATTATTATAATATTTATCTTTATCATTGTTTCTAATATAGATAACAGTTTCAACTACATTATAAGATGATGTAACATCTAATGATAATGGCATTAAAATAGGATTAGAATATGTGCTATTTGTACTAGCTGCATTTTGGGTTTTATCATTTGTAAATGGAACTAGCTCTTGATATAATTCAATCATATTAATATCCCATTGTCCTTTTTACTATGCCGCCTCTGCCTTTTAGTCCGGATTGGCTGTCAAATTTTCTATTAACAATTCCTGCTTTACCAAATGTTCTAGAAGATTGTGACCTTATGTTCTGAGCATAGTTTAGTGGTTTTTCGTCAAATTCTATTGGAGTTTGATCGTTATCTGATATTAACGTAATATTCTTACCTCTGACATCAAGAATAGGAGTAGGATTTACTCCTGCCATAGATAATAACATTCCATTACTTGCTATTGGTACAGATTGAAGAATCACTCTTTTGAATAATTCATTATAATATTTTATAACTCCAAATACAGCTAATCCAAGAGCATCTAGCATGTGATCTTCGATACCAGCATCTTTTGCAAATCCGTATTGTTCAAATCCTCTAGATGTAACATTCATTAGTTTATAATTTTCTAATGATTTAGTTATTTCTTCATCTGATCTTGGGTAAGAGAATGCAACTTGTTTGTTAACATCTGGCTCAAACAGTCTTGCAAACTGATTAATTATAAATGATTTTGTTGTTTTCTTTTGCTCTTCTTTAGTAAATGGATCTGTAATTGTCATTAAGGATCCAAATTCTACTGTATCAATAATATATTTTAATTGTGAGTCTGGATGTCTTGAACCTAATTGGTGAGCTATTTTCATTGAGTAAGCTCTGATTTCTTCTACAATTGTTAAACCATATCCATAATCAACCATCCAGTGCTTACAATTCCACTTTCTATTCATATCAATAACACCTTGCTTTGCAGCAAGACTATTCCAGTTAGCAGAAGATACAACTTTTTTATCTACTACTGTTATATTATATGTATTAGGGTCAAATCCAATAACTACTATATAAGTACCAATTGTAGGGCCGTTCCAGTCAACTCCACCAATATATACTATTCCATCTTGTCTAGTACACTGTTCATATTCATAATCCTTTTGGGCTGCATCTATTCCTGCATAATTAAATGGGCTTCCTGAAATATCTGGGAATTCTGCTTCTGCTTCTTGTTTAAACCCTGCTTCGCCCAATGTTCTTCTAAATGCTTCTACTTTCTTCTGCATCTCTGCTACATCATAGATAGATACATGATATTCGTTATAATCAGCATACTCTTTACATGCTTTATAGAATTGATTTCCTCTACCCTTAGGAGTTGATGTTTGTATAATTACTGAATCGCCTTTTGATGCAGTTGTCATTAGTATTGAATTAAGTAATTCTGACCCGATGATTGCAGCTTCGTCAATATAAAGCCACGAACTCGTCATACCTCTAACTGATTCTCCTGCGATCATCAATTGAATCTTACTGCCATTGCAGAATTCAACTTTATAGTATGGCTTTTGAGTTTTAGATACTACAGATTCTTTTAAATCATCATTCTTGTATATACAATCTCTAAGTACATATTCTTCATATATCTTTTTAACTTGTGACTCGTTTGGAGTAATAACAAGAACTGTTTCGTTATCATTTGTCGCTAAAAAATGCATTATTTTCATAATAATTGTTAGCGTTTTACCTGTCTGTCTGCACTGTCTAGCTACTAAACTATTAGCAGAACATAATAAAATAGGCTCTTGATAAGATCTTGGTGCTGATCCATATACTTTCTTAAAGAAATATCTAGGATCATATAACCACCTAGCATCTTCTTCTGTTAAACCTTGACTTATAGCGAATTTAACATCATCTTCAACAGTTATGCCTGCACATTTAATGCTGAATTTGCCATATTTAGCAATATTCTTTGCATAACAAGCTCTACAAATATCATTATTATATTGCTTACCTTGTAACATATATTATCTTCTACCCATTCTTAATGCAGCCATAAGTACATCATCGTATACTGCTGCACCTGGTGGCAATCCAAGGTCACCAGAAGGTTCTTGAGCTTTAGTCATACTAGTAGATATGATTGATTTTAAAAGCATTCCAGATCCACCTAGAACTGCTGCACCACCTATCATACCAACACCCCATTTACTACTTAATACCTTGGCCGTTGTAACTAATGGTTTAGTTATTGATGCTTCACTAGCAAACATTCCAACATCGAATGCAGATTTAAATGCCCCTTGTGAATGCAATAATGCCCCTATACCAGTTGCTATACCTGCTCCCAATATTGCACCTTTAAATGCAGACTTTTGCAAACTATCTGTTTCAAAGCCTCCTACTGGTGCGACTGTATTTAATCCTCTGCCAATTGCTGATGACATTAATCCAGCACCTGCTCCAATTGCTGACCCTAATGCTACATGAGTAAATAACTGTGCTGATGTTTTATTTTTCATTATATCTGATACGATTGATTCCCCACCAATCCATGTTGCTGCACCAAATTGCTTTGCAGTTGTAAGTAGTTCTGCTTTAGATGAGCCTAACACTTTACCGAAAGCTTTTATTCCATCAGCTATATTCATATATCTCTCCTATCTTGAATAATAAAGTCTTGCAAGTGACATATTGTTTTGTTCATAAGGCATCATATTACTTTGTATTTGGTTTTGCTTATTAAATTCCCATGACTGCATTGCTCTATTGTTAAACTCTCTTGTATCATATTGATGATAAGTTGATTGCATATAGGCCATATGTGCCTCATCCATCATTTGTCCTACTGCACTTGTTACTGAATTTACAACCATAGGTGCTACTATTTGTGCTCCTACTCCTAATAATAGTCCTATTGGTGAGAATAATCTTGACTGTCTAATAAATCTTCCTCCACCAACCAATGCATCTTCAAGTGATGGTGCCCTCCATAAACCTTTAATAGCACCTTTTGTACCAGATGCAAATGCTTCCTCTCCTGCTAGTGTCATATCTGCTTTTAATTTAGATCCCTTTACACCTAATCTAAATATATTTCCATTCTCTAATTTAGTAAATACATTACCATTATATTTTACTGCTTCTAGAAATTTATAAGATGATGTACCTTTATTTGCAAAAGCTGATATTGTATCACCTATTATTGATCGTATGCCATTATGAGTTGCTAATCCAAAAGCTACTCCTGTTCCAATACTTAAAGCTCCTGAAAAGACTCCTGATACGCCTGAAGCTATATTCTGGAATCCTGTACCATCTTCATTCCAAAAGCCTTGAACTGCACCAGATGTGCCAGATACTATAGAGTTTGTAGTATCTAATACTCCAGAGGCTACACCATATCTATTTAAACCTAATTGTTCAAGTATATTTTTCTCATGTACTTTAAAAGTACCGCTTAATCCATAATACATAATTAATACTCCTCTAACATAGCTTTTAGAGACATATTGTTTTCTAATGTGTGAATTTCTGTTAATTCATCCATCTTTATTGCTGAGTCTAATAATAATATTGGATCTTTCTCTAAATAAGTTTTTGTATAAGATTCTATTTTAGGAAAGCTTTTAAGGAAGGTTTCTATACAGAAACCCTCCTTAGTAAGTTTAGACTTATCTTCTGAATTAATTTTTGCTTGCGCTTTTTTTAGTAATGAAAAGTCCATTAAATTTGCACCAATGTTATATCATTAAAAGTTACTTTGTTATCGTTTGATACCATTATACAATATCCATTAGTAGCTGGTGAATATGCGATATTTCCTGATAGAGAATAGTCTTGTTCAGAACATAAACAAGGAAGCTCGACTAGAGTTCTATTTCTATAAATCGTACAACCCATATGATGTGTATTTTGCGTTAGTATTATCTTTCCATTTCTTCTTGCTAACAATGTACCATTATCAACATTTACACAAAAGACATTTCCAGAATATGGTATAGTGCCACAATTGTATTTTCCTGATGCTATTCTTATTTTACTTACATTGATTCTTATACTAATTGCATAGTACTCGCTATTTACACTGGTTACTGATGACTTATGACCTGAGATCGCGCATACATGCTGCAAAAAGTCAATAACCTCTTTTTTTGAACTCTGTAACTGATATCTGTTTGCACTGTACATAGTTCCGTCAGTTAAAGCCCATTCTTCTAATAGAATATCTACTTGTCTTTTAGAGAGATTGATAAATTCAGGAGAAATTTCTTTAGTATATTTATCTGGTAACATACCTATATATATATTTTGTGTGTTATTTTCATTTAGATTAATAGAATACTCGATACCCATTCTATCCAATAGTTCATATAATCTATTTACTTTCCGCTGCTTTTTGATGTGAAATCTCCAATACTTTCCTTTTTCTTTTGAACCATATATATGTAATTGAACCATAAGTCTTATTTCATCATCAGTCCAATTATTAAGGTCAGGTCTATTTAGTATTCCAGATACATATACATAACCTTCTTGCTTATCAAAGTCTTTAGCCTCTAGCTCTACTAGCTTACCTGAACGCTTCTCTTCGTATATCATACCATGCTTATCTGTTACCAGTAAGTCCATTGAATCATTTTTAAATTTATATAATTCAGTATATGAATCATATATATGAATAGCATTTACCTTATTAAACTCTATTAATCTTGTCTCTTTATTTAAAGTTGCTACCATTGAGTCTGGCGTTAAGCTATTATAATTTACCCATCCAGAAGGGGATAGTAGCTCAGTATCGTCTGAAAAACAATGACCTATCATAAATACAGTTGCATCTGATCCTCTAGCATCAAAATAATTAAATGTATCTAATACTGTTCCTAATGTTGACTTCTTATATGAGCTAGGATGTGCAATTATCACATTATCAATCTGTACATACCAATTAAGCGTATCTCCACTTGTATAATGTAAATTTGGAAGTTTTAAACTATTAACTATATTTTCTAGAATATCATCTCCAACTAATGCTGAAATCTCTGGAGATAATCTTTTTCTTAGGTAAGTTGAATGTCTAGCTTCATGATTTCCACCTATTAGATAAATATTGTTGAATAATTTAGAACACTTTTTAAGCATTTCTTTAAATATTGATACTTCATTTGATAAACCAACTGCTTTATTTTTAGGGAAAACACTAATGTCAAAACAGTCTAAAGCATCTCCTGCTATAACTAAATCAAAGTCTCTATTACCATACATATCAATTAACTTATCTACTTCATCTAAATGAAAAGGAATATGTAGGTCTGATATGAATAGATATTCTTGTTTTTTCTTCTTAGATTTATATACATTAGTTGCTGTTTCATGTGGAGTATTTTCTAACG